AGGAAGCTGTGAGAAAGCGTTCAGGGCGCCACTGACGCCTCGGTTGGCATTATTCACAACCGCATTGGCAGACGAATCTGTAAGGCTTAATGTCATGTCATGCACGTTGGCAACGCTGTCAGTAACTTTTTTGCAGGACCCTACAACGGAAGCACCGGAAGTGGCATACGAAGATGATGTATTTTGGGTGCTCTTAACGAGTAGCTTTTCACTTCGAGCCGCCTCGGTTGTTAAGCTTTTATACCCCGTTTTCTGCGAATTTGTATATTTTTCGAATGCTGCCTTGCTTTTTGATGCAAATTTCTCACTTCTCGCTCCGGCGGTATCAAGCGCATCAGATGCTTCGGAAGAATATCCGACTGCAATTTCGAGCGCCGTTTTGGAATCAACACCCTGCTGCAGTAATAGTCTGAACTGATCTTCTGTTGCCTGTATATTCCCCTTTGCAGTGGACGGTACATATGCGGGGTGCTTCTCGCTGTAATTTGCTTCTACATACTTGCTTGAGTCGCCCAGACCGCCGAGGTACCAGTTAATTGCCTTTTCAACCAGGTTACTTCCAGTAAATCCCTTATTTACTTCATTCTGGAATGTCTCCATGTCTCCGGTTGTACCGGCGTTGGTAATTGTGTTTTTGTGTTCTGTAGTAGAATTGTCCCATTTGTCCTTTGCGGTGGCGACGATGAGAGAACCAACGATATAGGCCACACCGATTGATGCCGCTGCAATTGTGAGTGTTGCTCCGATTGATAGGCTTGCCGCAGCGGCTGCAGTTCCTGTTCCTGCAGCGGATCCGCCCAGCCCAAGCAAAGACCCCAAAGCTCCCAGTCCGGTCACCGAGGCCTTAACTGCAAGCCCAAATGAGCCGACTGCTTTTAGAGCTGCAAGGCCTAAAGCAATTTCTGCAACCGTCTTTACTAAATTCGGATGCTCACCCAAAAATGAAACAAGGTCCCCCAGCCCCGTCGCGAGCATCGGGATACCATCGGAAATTGTCCACTGGCCGAAAGGTTTCAGCACATTTTCCCACAGTTCTGTAAGTGGGCCTTTTACTTTATCAATAGCGTCTCTGACTTTCGCAGCAATCGCACTGTCTTTTACAGCTACTGTTTCAAAGTCATCCGCGTTCGAGGTCGAGCCGCTCCCGCTTGAAGAACTTGACGTTGTAGGAGACTGAAGAACGTTCAGATTGTCAAAGCCTGCAAGCTGTTTCTGCGCCTTCTCAGCAGCGTTGCCTGCTTCGGTTGCGCCGGTTGTGTATGCCGCAAAGGTTTTTTTCGCCTGGAGCACTGTGCTCTGACCTGTGACCGCTGCGAAGAACATGCCAACGCGATTGCTGAAGGTGCGGATTATTTCCGATACATTTCCAACCGCCGGACCGACTATGTTTATCAGCGGGGCAATTGCAGTTATCACACCATTTGATATGGTTTTGCCGGCAGTAGTCAGCGAATCGAGAGAATTCTTCAGCTGATCGGATTTCTCTGATGCACCCGTAAGCGATGCAGTAACATCCTTGAATGCCGCGGATATAATTTTCCCGGTGAAAAGCACCATAAACCGGCGCCCGAGAGCAGTTACGGAACGAGTCGTTTTTGCAACATTGCTCTCGATGCTGGACAGGCGCTTTTCAAGTCCTGTTGCAGACTGAACTCCCGACGAAAAGCCTTTCACGCTCTTGTTAGCGGAATTCATGCCGGATGCAATCTTTTTGCCTGCTGCATCGCTGGATGATCCCACTGTATCAAGCTTGGCATCCGCGCTTGTTGCGGCCGCTACAACCTTTTTGACAGACTGCGCGCCTACAGTACCAAAACCAACGATAGCCGAATCCATGGCGCGAATCTTCATAGCCATCTGATCAGACGTATTTTCGAGACCAAGCATGGCAGATTCTGCGGTAAGAATTTTTTGCTGAAGCGCCAGACCGCCAGCGGAATCCTGCTGTCCAAGATTACCCATAGCGGCCCATTTGCGTTTGAGTTCATCTACAAGCTGCTGCTGAAGGACTATTTTTGCATTTGTGTTATCCAGCTGCGAAAGCATATTATCCAGCTGGCTGGTAAGGTCCTCTTTCGTAGCCGTTACCTTGACTGTTGGTAATTTAACATTTGATACCGCTTTTGCTGCTTCCATTACTCCGGATGTTACTCCGGTGCTTACTCCCTTTGAAAGGGTTGCTTTAATTGTATCTGCGAGCGACTTTACTTCTGCTTTTACTTCGCTGACTCCGCCGATAATGCCGGACAGGTCAATTTTTTCGTTGCCCATTTTCAAGGCGCCGGACAGGCCGTTCTGCATCATGGCTGCGGCGGCTGCAGATATGTCTTTCATCTGTGACAGCAGGTCGGATTTGTCCAATTGCAGTCCCAGGGATACCGAACCTATGCTTACATCCGCCATATGCACCTACTTCTTTCTAAAAGCCGATTTCATCGCGGCTTGGAATTCTTGTGTTCTTTGTCTTGCCAGTTCAGGGTGTTCCTGCACTAACTCACAGGTCTGTTTATCAAGGTACTCACGTCGGATCCGGTTCTGCGTCGGAGAAAACTGTTTGAGCCGTTCCGGATCATTTTCTGATCGGATAGCAACGATATTTCCTAGAGGCGTGTCGTGGTTTATACCGGAAAGCAATGTGCAGAACTCATTCCAGGACATAGCCTCGCGCCGCAGTCTTATTCCGTACTGCTGCGCGAAGCTCGCTTCGATTAAGTCCCAGTCCTCAAACATGTCGTACCAGGTCTCACTTTTTTGCTGGGGTAGGGTGAAATCGTTTCTCACACTCTTCTGCTGTTTCGCCCGATGCAGCTGCGAGGGCCCCGATAAATAACTGCTTGATCGTGCCAAGGTGATTTGTAAGCCCCGGGTGCTTTGCTTCGATGTCTGCAAGAGCAGGCTCACCAAGCAGCATCTTGAGGGCTGTTTCCATGCCCTCGAGTTCAGTTTTGGCTTTGTTGATTTCTGCGTTCATCAGGATGATATTGTTCTTATCATCATTGACCTCGTAGGTCTCGCCGGGGGCCACCATGATCCCCGGCTTTGCATCAACCAACCTGGATGATAAATCGATAAACTTTGCCATAATCTCTGTACCTCCTCAGGTAATCTCTTAAACCACGACTGCAGGAGCGGATCCGCCTTTAACAGCAAGACTCGCGGCAGTAACTTCGATGAGAGTGACGTCGTTGCCATTGACAACCGGGATATCTGCACCGAGCACATAAGCTGCCCAGTATTTGCCAGTGATATCCTCGTTGTATCCAGGCAGAGCACCATTGACCTTGTAGTAGTAACTGTTCCCAGCTGTGAGAACGGGAACAACAGTCGCGATCTTGGTTGTGCTGGCGGTTGCACCATCCGCGCATACAAACGTCAATGCGCCAAAGAGATCATTCTCCGTATAGACCGGAAGACCGTCGCTCATGAGCTCGCACTCGAGTACGGAGGCATCCGTGGAAGCTCCGCCGAAGTTCTTGGTGACATTGATGATGCAGTTAAATGCAAGAGTGTCACCATCGGGGAATGTGATAGTCGCTTTGGAAGAGCAGGCCGTTCCTGTTTTCCAGCCGAGCCCCGCAACATAATCATTGCCGGGATCCCCGACATTTCTTTTGCCGGAGAGTTTGATGGAAAAGCCTTTTCCGGTCATCAATCTGCGGATCCATCCCTGCGTGTCCATAGGGCTCCACTCAATGACCTTGCCATCAATGGACGGCTCAAAGGTTTCCATGTCAGCAATAAGGACAAGGCTCTCAGCGCCGCCGGTCCGACCGGCCGTGTTGACCTTGAACCCAATATCAAATACCGGATATACACCATTAGCCATATTAAAATCCTCTACTTTCTGTAATAAAGATTGACGTCGAATGTTTTTTCGAAGATTCCCGCATCATCTGTTCCGACGTCGATTGGGTCATTCGGGGCAAGAAAATAGCCGGTTGTCGTTCCGATTGTCTCGGACGTTCCGGCTGTTCGAAATAGTTCCAAGATTTCATTGGCCTTGATCTCACAGGTGTCAGCATTCGTTGTCCAGTGAACCAGTAACGTGATTGCCTTGATTCCGTAAGAGGACCTTCCTCCTACAGCTTGAGGCTGTGCGGGGCCGTTCTTCCTGGCGTAAACTCCAACACACTGTGCAAGGTTCTTGTCGATGCAGCTGTTGAAAAACGAAACGCCCGGAGCCTTGATTTTGAGCCATGCTATGAATTGCTTAATTGTCACTCCTACACCCCCAGCAGCTTCTGCAGCCGCTTTGCATATGCGTTCCGGAATACTTCCTGCTTCTCTCCGCCTGGAAGATACGGGTCAAGCCAGCGACCGCCTGCGTTTGGGTTCTTGCCCTTCTGGAAGTTGTATTCCGGATGGAAGTACAGCCTCCGCGCCTGCGGTCCGGTGGTTATTATCCTGGTCTTCAAGTCAACGACAGGAGCAAGGAAAGTATTGTCATTCTGCAATGTTCCCACATCGAACGGCATCGTTTTAGATTCAACCAGATTGCCTCGTACCGCTTCCCCTGCCTGCTCCAGTGCAATGGGTTGTACTTTTTCAAGCAATGCGAAGAATTCGGGATTCGGTGTGAACTGACTGGAGATAACTGTAATTCCCATATCAGATCAGCTCCAGTCTCGTGTGGTTGACAGTTCCGTCCGGGTTCCTTGGTCTTGCATACCCCGTTATGGTGCGTGCCGGGAGGCCGGTTATTGTCACAACGCCGCCCTTGAATACAACGCCCGGGATTATGTCTCCCTTGACATGTATTACTGCTGCAAGTTGCACCCAACGACCATCCTTATCCTGTACACGCTTTGCCTTTTCAGAATAATTAACCTTGCCGGACCACGAAGCCAATTCAACGGGTTCGCCATCTTCTGACATGCCGCCTTCTATCTTGATCGAACACGGTGTAACGTCCCAGATGTTCAAGTAGGGTAGTTTTCCGGTCATGGATTACACCCCCCTGTAAAGTAATCCTGTAGGCCACAGGTACGCTTCTGCTTCCTCCGAGATGCCGGACCCCGTTAAGGATCCGGCGCTCTGTGAGGAGGACACAGAGATATCACCAACGGAGTAACTCCCCACTGCACTCATGGCTTGGGAGAGTTCTCCATATTGGTAATCGTAGTCTGCCTGCGCGCAGGCGGCCAGTTTGATCTGGGTCTGTGAGAATTCCGGCCAGTCCGTGAGTGTTCCGATTTTAAAAGCCACGGCACGATCTACGTTCCGGCTTCCCTTAATCAGATACTCTGGTACCTCGGTGTCAGGAATGACCGTGCCGCCGTAAGTGCCTTTATAAAAAGTCAAGTCTGCATATGCGCTCATTCCCGATCACCTCATTCCTTTGTCTCTTTGTCGGTCTTCTTCATCTTGACCAGCTCTTTTTCAAGAGCTGCAGCTTTCTTCTCAAGCTCGGCGTAATTGCCGTATGGAACAGTTTTACCTGCTCCATACGCAATCGTTTCCCGCTTGCCCTTGTCATCAACTGAAACGATATCAAAGCCCTGGGCCTGCATTGCTGCCTGCTCTGACTCGTCAATCTTCAGTTCTTTGTTTGCTTTAACTGCACGTAGCATTTGCTACCTCCTTCTTAGACTCCCGCAACGTTGTTGATCTTGATACCGTCCAGCTTGTTGGCCAGAAGGAAGAGATCACCGTACTTGCGGTTCTGGTAGAGCCATCCGTCGCCGGCAGAAGCAGAAGAACCAGGAGCCCACAGATAGATGGCGCTGTGCTTGTCAGCTGCGATGATGGACTTCGGATGCACAAGCATCATATTCATCTGCAGAGCGCCAACAGCCGGAACGAAACCTTCTGTGAAATCGTATGCAGTCTTGAAGCGTCCAGCCGGAACAGTTTTGATCTTGACGTTGTCCAAGCTGCGGATTGTCCGGTTGATCGCTCCATCTGCAGCGCCGTCCGCCTGGATCTGGCGAGCAACCTGAGATGCGTTTTTGATCAGCGTCTGAACGGCTGCGAGGCAGTACAAAATACGACCATCTTCGGGAACTCCGGCATCGTCCATTGCTTCCATCCAGCCGTCAAATACAGTGAGGACGTTGTCCTTCGTCAGTACTGTAGTATCCGTGGTCTTGCTGAAAGTGGTCTTGTAGTCGGCATAGATCTTGCTGAGACGGTATGCATCCGTTTCGGGGATAGCCTGCTCTGTCTCAAAGGTGTTCGTGATGTTGGCTGCGGAGAGAACCTGATTGGTCTCGTCCACGTCCATAGCGTCAACGAAGAAGCTGATATCACGGTCATGAGCAAGAGTCTTGGCCTGAAATGTGTTGCCGATTGTGCCGGACTTGAATCCGCCAGCCCTCGAGTGCTCTTTGTACCCGGATACAGTGATTGTGGGAATCTGGATTGTCTGCGCATTGATAAACTTTGCGCCGTTCAGACCGAGATCCGACGTTACAAGGTCCTGCGCGTATTTCTGATCGAGCTGTGTCTGGAACTGTGTTACATAGTTAATAGCCATTTGTTACCTCACTTTTTTCTGATGCCAAATGCATTGGCAAGCTGTTCTTCGGTTGTGTCTGCTTTTCCTTTTCCGTCAGCTCCCGCCTTGAATCCGGAAGCTGACTCCGCGCCTTTCAGCGCGGGCACATCTGTCAAAACCTTGTTGATAGCGGCTTCGAGGGCCTTGCTGTCTGGGTCACCATTGGCATCTACCGTGACCTTTGAGAGGTCAGCAAGCTTGAGAACATACGGAATGCTTTCCTTGCTTACTCCGAGGTCCCTTGCCACGCCCTTTGCTTCTGCGCTGATGATTCGGGCATTGGCCGTCTTCTCTGCAGTGGTAAGCTTCGCTTCGGCTTCCTCTGCTCGCTTCTGTACTGCGGAAAGATTGCCCTTGTCCGCTTCGGCTTTTGCAGCCTTGGATGCCTTATGCGCCGCAATGGCCTCTTTGATTTCGTCTTCTGTCATTCCCTGCTGCTGCAGATATGATTTCATTGCCGACTGTTCTGCCCTTGTGGCTCTCTCAGATGCAATTCTTTCCGCCTCTGCCATGCTGACTTGTTTCTGTTCTCCGGATCCATCGGCTCCGTTGCCGGCTCCTGCTTCTGTTCCGGTACCCGAATTCGCGGCACCGGCATCTTCTGCAAATAGCTGTAATTTCATCTTGATCATGTAAATACCTCCGCTTAACGTCCGTCGACATATTCCGCTTAACGTCCGTCGACAGCTCGATCAAACCTTTAGGGTTCTTTCGGGCATGTAAAAAGCGACCTCTCTCGAAGTCGCTTTCTTTGTAAATATATAAAGCCAGAACCATGATCTACCTTGCGTCTGTTACTGGCCATCAACGCTTAAGGCTTGAACTATCGCATTGGTCTGTCCTCCTTTTTCCATTAAAAAAGCACCCATTGCTGAGTGCTCTTGTGCGTTTCCTGTTCAACTTCAATCAAACGAGTATTAAATTTTTTTCTGAATACACTTTAAGCAGAGATGCCTCAATTGTGTTATTGTCATCGTCAATAAACTCAACCGTAAAACATCCGGGAGCGTGAACGCAAACGATGACTCCGATATTCGTTGTTTTGACACCCGCTTCGGGATCATCATGTTTTAGTATAACTATATCGTGTTCTTTCATTCGCGCTCCTTTCTCAGAAAGGTTAGAGTAATAAAACGAGGACTTGTTTGGTCTTGCTTGATTTCCCATACCGTATTAACCGGTAATATTCTATCGCGAACACCAATGAGCGTCAAATGGACTTCATATTTGTAACCAAATTCTGTCTTTACCTTTAATGTAATCGGCTCATTCTGGACTTTTCTGTAAATCTCTTCTCGTAACAGTTCTCCGTTTGAATTATTATAGCCCAGAACACGCTCAAGAACAATCGCCTTATGCTTTCCGACAGGATGATTCGGATTCAGAAGATACTCAAATATTTTTGTGTCTTCTATCTTAGCGTTTTCTACACTCGGCAACTTTTCAGCAGGACCAACCGACTTCTCCCTCTCTGGCTTTCTCCTGAGCTCCGGGTAATTCTTCAGATGCTGCTTCAGGATCCCTTCCCATTCTTTTACTTTAAGATCGTATTTCCGTTGATTGTCCGGATCCAGAGAACCGTCTCTGAGCCGCTTGTACTTCCGAAGCATCAGCTCAATCTGTCTCTGCCGCTTTTCCGCTTCGTACTGTAACCTCGTTTGTTCGAAGGGGCTTGCTGTTGGCATCGGGGTAATGCCCTCGAAAAAAGTTACCAAGGGATGACGGCACTGTGGATGCAAAAAATCATCGTCTACTGCTTTCGAGAGTAACGGATGTACACCGTCCGGCTTGCCGTTCGAATACACGTCATCAATCAAAACTATTCCCTGCCACTTTTGACAGTGCGGGCAAGTGCTTCCGAGTGTAGGAGATATAACAAGATGTTCGTTCCACTCATCACGCTTCGCGCCCTCTGCTGTCAACGCTGCACGTCTGGATGATGTTCTCAGCGCCATTTCAACATAAGATGTGATGTTTACCCGGCGGCCGTTCTCATACTCCACACAATTTAGGCCGGCCGCAAGGAAATCTTTACTTGCCATGTCGACAGCCTGCGTTAATGTCATGGTTCCGGTCTGCATGAAGATATCTGCTTTTTTCAAGATCTCTTCGTAACCGGCGCCCATACGGTTCGCTGCTGCAAAGCGCACCCGTTCAAAATCGTTATGCGTATCGTTTATGCAGGCATCGAGCTTTGCTTTATTAACCGGGAAGAATG